TAGGGTAATCGTCTCTACACTAGGTCATTTTGACGCTAGTCACTGGAGATTTAAACATGGTCCAGGCGCAGTTTCCGACGTTAAGGGACCGACCAACAAATACAGTTGGACAAACTGGTCTCCCAGGTTAGAACGCGCGTTCCCGATAGCCGACTATGGTTTCCATAGTTATCTATCGTGGTCCAGGAACATCGACTTGATTGTCGGTGAGGATGAGCCTGCTAGCAGGCTTATCGCTGTAAGGAAAACCTATACGAAGCCGCGATTAATTGCGGCTGAACCGCGTGAGAATCAGTGGTGCCAGCAATGTTGCTGGAGCTACTTTGGTTCTCGTGTGGCGGGCTCCTGGCTTGGTGGTATGATCGCATTTAAGGATCAGACGCTGAACCAGAATCTGTGCTTACGAGGTTCTCTTACAGGTAGTCTAGCAACAGTCGACTTATCATCGGCTAGTGATAGACTCACACCTGGGGTTGTCGGATCATTCTTTAGGGATAACCTGTCCCTATTGGATGCCCTTCAATCTTCGCGTACCCGTTTCGTGCAGCAGGACCTCGTAAAGAGTGTCCCTGCTCGCATTGAGTTGAGAAAGTTCTCAACAATGGGTAGTGCCTGTACCTTTCCTCTTCAATCCATAGTGTTCTTGGGCGTCGCTCTCGCTTGTACCCTCGTTAAGAGGGGACTGCGTGTGACCGAAGAGAACATAAAAGGACTTAGAGGCGAGGTAGCCGTCTTTGGGGACGACATAATTGTCCCCTCTGACTGCCGGGCCGACTTGCAGGTGCTGCTTGAGGTGCTTCACTTCAAGGTCAACATCGCTAAAACTTACTCTGAGGGTAACTTCAGAGAGTCATGCGGTGTTGATGCCTTTCGTGGGGGAGATGTTACTCCCGCGTACTGGGTCAGCTCTACAGGTCGGACCCCGATCGAAATTGCATCTAGGATAGAGTGTGCGAATAATTTTTATTCAAAATTTCTTCTGCACGCTGCGTCCTGGGTCGCATCGACCATACCTACGGGTTTCCCGTATGTATCTGCTCGATCGGGTGTCCTTGGTCTAAAATCACGATGTAAGCCAACTCTACCATCTCATAAAAGATGGAATAAGGAGTTGCAGCGTGAGGAAGTACGGGTCTTGACTATTCAAAGTCGAACACCACGTACGCAGACCAATGACGACACCGCGCTTTTCCAGTTCTTCACCGAAGAACCGAGCCCCATGGATGGTTGGTCTCACGGGTATGCGCGGCGGCCTGACATTCGTGTCAAGCCAGGGTGGCTCTCCCTCAGTGACCTGTGAATAACAGGTTGTGTGGAGAGTTGGGTTAAGTGGTTGCCGGCGTACCTACCTCGGAGAGGTTGATAAGTCGGAT